CCCGAGTTTTATGCTAACGACCCGGGGACGTCCCTGACGTTCTAAGTGTCGTACATCGGCATAAGGCTCACGCCCACGCTTCAGATGACACTTAAGCAAGGCATACTCATCTTCCAGCTTAGAAAGTGGAATTTGAGACCGCACAACCATACCCCTAACCAGGGGGTGCTGGAGGTGTGGATGAATCCGTTCCTCAGAATATCCGAGGGCAGATTCCCTGCCGAGCACAGAAGATGTCGAGGTTACGTTGGGTAAGGGAATCAACCCTTGTATCAACGTGTCCAAGTATCTCGCAGTACCCCAGTAACCAGCCCAATAGGCCTGATTACGAAGGGAAACACACGAGATCAATTCTGTAGCGTCAGTGCGTTGCGTAGGGAGAAGTTGACGGACACGAAATATGGTTACTTCATGTCCATCATAAAACTCCTTACCGCAGGACTCTCTGAACTTTCCAGTCCAGAAAGATTTACTGCGATTGACTTTGAAGCCAAAAAGCTCCAAAGCCGATACAACGCGTGGCACTAATTCTACGGGGATGACAATGTCGTCACCGTAGACACGCACCCTACCTCGATATGACGCAATGTCATGTCGAGTAAGGCGCTCTCCGAGCTCTTGCTCAATCGCATAGAATATAATCGTCAAAAAGACGATTTCTTCCATGGGAAAGGTAAGAGCTGATCCCATAGACGCGAACTTGGTCAGGGGAATCACCCCAAAACCAGGTACGTCGGCTCTGACAGATCTCGCTGCTAAGACGGCTTCAAGGAAGTCGCCATAGTTAAACAAGAGTGACGTTACGAGCCGAAGGGAAACGCGGTCGGATGCCTCACTAAGATCTAGTGTGGCAAGATCTCCATTTCTGGAGCCTCTACAAGCCATAGTCTGGTTAGGACCCTGACTAGTAAATCCGATCATCTCTTTTACGAGATTGTCCACATTAAAGTGGCGATCTCGTTCAAGAGACTCAACAATCACTTCCATCAGCCCCTGCTGCACATATTGCATGCAGGTAGGTTCGATAGCGATGATTCTTGGCGTTTTCAACGTCTTAGGAACTGCAACGACCTTTACGGGTCGTTCAGATCCAGGATCCAGCCACTCCAGCTCGTCGAGGGACCGCATGAATCGAGCAGAAGGGATAAGCATTTCCATCGCTGGAAATACTGTCTCCAATCTGTCGGTCCATTCACGCTGAACAAATTTACGGTTTCCCATAAGTTTGTCAGCTGTGGCCCCAGGACCATGCTTAGGGATTATCTCCATGTTGTAGACCTTGCGGTTTACATCATTAAAGACATTTCCGAAAAGCATGGAGCCAATTCTCTCAAAGTTCCTTAAGGTTTCGGAACCGAGAGAGCAATTGACGTCCCGGAGTTGCTGTTCACACTCGATGAATCCCGTGAAGGCGCGCTCCAACCGTGTATCACTACACGGAAGGAGCACCTTGCTGAAAGACAGTGTTAACTGCCGAACAGCTTGGATTGCCGTCACAGAAGGGTCATCGAGCAGAGAGCCGCCATCGCGCATGAATATGAGCTGAAGGAAATTCCGTAGAAATACGGGAAATCCTCCTTGCTGTCCAGTCAAGGACAGCAAGTCGTCAGTAACCTGACTTTGGTCAAGCGATCTTTCGAAGGCTTTTCCAACTTCAGGAAGGTAAAGGGTTAAAACCCCTATACCCTCATGTTCAAAACGTCGAGAGATGCGGTTAGCATCTTTCGAGGCGCTAGTGCAGCACTGAACGGCAGCATCTGCTGCCATTCTCTGCCAAAGCAACAACAAGCTTTTCATCCCTCCTCCTTTCTATAAAAGAGGATATGGAATCTTGTGCCTATGTTGCGATCGACAACCCAGATCCAAGCGCTAGGGGAATGGAATACACCCAACCTCGGGTGCGGCTGAAAGGACCACGAAATTGCCAAGAATGGCAACAGACGTGACCAGAACAGCTACATACCAAGGAGTGGGGGTATTCTTCTTCCCCTTTGCTGACTTAGATC